AGCATCAGGTTTTACGTCTACTGCCATATAGGTTTTACGCATCCAAAAATGATGACAAGCACCTCCACCTTTATATAACCATATATCGTAGGTAGCAGCACCATTTAATCCCCATCCTGCGTTTACTGCTCTTGTACTCATTTGCATTATATCTTCTTTACGATAGATTTTTTTAGCAGTAACCATTTTCTTGCAAAATTCTCTACTGTTTGCTTGTGTTCTTAACGGCGCATACTGATAACGTACCTTAAACTTCATATCGTCAGCTTCACCATCTTGCTCACTTGTAGCATTAGGTCTTGCAGTTCCTGTAGAAGCTAAACCAATCATTTTATCTAATGCTTCTTCTTGGTCGTAGTCAACTTCTCTTTCGTCAACTAATACCCAATTTTCTAAATCTTCTTCTTCACCAAATTCTTCTAAAAGGTCAAACATTTTATCATCAGGAAAATCAGCAGACAATTTAACTCCTGTTTCTTCTTCTCTTGCTTCGTCTGTAATAGCGTTGTCTGTTTCTATGAACGCTAAAGGTTGAAGTGTCTTAAAATATAGTTTAAGAGAAATACCATTAACCGCTAAAATATCGTCTATATGCTCACATAATAGGTCTTGGTAGGGTTTTATAGTAATATTGTCAAAAAGTAGCGCAGCGGTCTTTATTTCGTCTGCATTTGACCCTAAACCATTGTTTTCTGTGCGTATTCCTAAAAGTAAAGGACTTGTTACCCTGTGGGCAACTATTAACTTGTTCGCACACTCCCTTGAAAGGTATTCGTAGTGTTGTGGTGCATCATTTAATGGAATATCATCTACTGTTGTTTTAGCTTCAGCGTTATTATTAAAGGCAATAATTACTTTTTCACCTCTTGAACCTGTGAGTTTGTGCATTACATCATTCTTGATTTGCATTTGCTTCTCACGGTCAGGAACGCCATTATTAAAGTTTACTACTTTAGTTCCACTAAATCCATTTTGTACATCGTTAATTAAATAATCAGCTACTTCTGATTCTAATTCAGCATAAGCCAATCCACCTTGATAATCTACAGGACAATAGTAATCATATCCTGAAACGTATTTTTTTACTATTTTAATTTCAGGTTCGTTACCATTACCAAACCCAAAAGCTGCAATACGTTGAGGTTTATCACTACGCTTTACATCTTTCCATTTAGGATGATAGTAGTATGCTTCAATTTCACCATCTTCATTACACTTCTCTGCTCGTAAGGTTTGTCTTGGGAAGTGTTCTGCTCTTACTACTTGACCTTTTTTATAAAGTACCTGAAAAGCACCTTCTCCTAATAGTTTAAGGTCTAAAGTTACTTTGCGTAAACAACTATCGTGGAAGATAGAACGCATAGCAGCATATTCATCAGGTTTTGAACTATTATCTAAAGCATCAAGACCTTTTCCGTAAATCATATTTGTAATACCGTTTATAATGGCATTGTTAGTTGTGGATTCGGTATATAAGTCTATCAGGTAAGAATAATAGTCGTTATCTTCTCCATACTCAACCCAATCTCTGTTTTTATCTTCAGATATTTTAGGTCTGTTGTAAGAAGCTAAATTAACTATGTGTAAATTATCCATTAGAATGTAATAAATTCGTTATCTGTATCATTGGCAATAAAAGCACCACTATTAATAGTGTAATCTGTTAAGTCAGCTTGATTAGTACAAAAGATTTTGTCTCTGTGTATTACCTCACTACCTTCTTTAATGGTTAGTGTATAGGTCTCATCTTGCTTTAAATTAAATACCGCATTATAAGTGTTGTAATACAGTTGTTCCGCTATAGACGTGGTATCTACGTTGTGTACTTCTGTATTTGTGGTTTCGTTCACAACTGTTACGTTGTAAGTATTCCCACTTGTAAACTTTCTTGGTATTAAATTAATAGTTTGTGCTGATGCACTTTCTTCTAATACAATCATATTTATACAATAAAAAAACTTTGAATTTGTTATTATAAAGGTATAAAAAAAGGGCAGCATATAGCCACCCTTCTCAATCAAATGAAAACTCGGTTTAAGAGTTTGTTCCTTCTGTAATAGTATCAGTAGCTGAAGTCATTCCTGCGAATGGGTCTCCTGCAGTTGCACCTGATACAAAATTAGCAGGTAGTAATTCCTGTGCTGCTAATGTTAGGGTATATCCTGAAAGGTCTCCCATAGCTGCTCCTGTAGAAATTGTACCTCCTGTTACTTCAGCACCGTGTTCAAGCCCCATAATAAATACATTACCGTTGTAATCTTCAACAGCAACGTGAGGTCTACCGTATGCTAATAGTTTTAATTCTTTGTTATCTTCTTTAGACAGCTTTTTAAGCGTAAGGTTTAAAGTTTGCTCAAAGAAAGTCGTTCCGTTTTCTCTTGATGAGGTAATAGTTTGCTCAAAGCTACTATTTCCTTTTAGTTCATATTTGTATGCAGTAAAAGTACCTGCCATATCAGTAATTTCATCATCTGTTTGTGTTACCGTTCCGTAATCACCGAAATCAGTAAAATAAACAGCTTTTAGACCACCAACTACGTCTTTACAAGGTTCTTTTCTACCACGTGTTAAATCACAAGCCATATTTTAATGTATTAAAAAAGGGTAGGCAGATATAAAACCACCTACCCTCTTATATTAGTTAATCAGTTATTAGTTAGCAGAGTTAGTGATACCGTAAGTTACGATGTCATCAACAATACCATATTGAACACCTGCAGTAAATCTCATTACCACACGAATGTTATCAGAACCATCAAGGTCGCTCATATCTAATACTTTTACTTCGTTGTGGTCAGCTAAAAGACCTGTACCAAAGAATAAGTTAGATTTTTCAGCAGCCATAGCTGTGTTGTCTGCAAGACCGTTAGCTACAAATAATTTAACACCATCAAAAGATAGGCTTCCATTATTCCACCATTGTGTACCTTGTGCGTTTGTACCTGCAGCACCTAATCCTGATGCACCAAATCCGCCTAATGCTCTAACGTATGCTCTTGCGATGTTTTGAGATACATATACGTTTAAGTCCTCATTTCCATAAAGAGTAGAAGGAATAGCATCTACAATTTTACCTAATTCAGTAATTACGTTAGAAGCAGTAACTGTAGTACCTGCAACTTCTTGTGCAGCAGGAAGGTCAGCATCTAATGCAATTTGAGTAGTAAGACCATCAAACTGACCGCTTGTAGAAGTATCACCTGCCCAAATAGAGTTTTCTGTTCTTTGTGCAACTTTAGCTGCAACGTGAGCAATTAAAAAATCAGAAAAAGCAGGAGGCAAATCGTGATGAGCTGAATAACCCATTTGTACTGCTTCCCAATCAGAGATGAAGTCTTTCTTACAAAGTTGTAAGTTCACTTGCTGAAATTCAGGTTGTAGAACTCTTTCAGTAAGTGTAATAGTAGAAGTAGCTGTAAAGTCGCAAGAAGCATCTTTTACGATGTCATCAGTAGATACTTTTTTGATTACTTCTTTAAATTTAACGTTAGGTTTAACTGTAATCCCTCCGTTTTCAATAGTTGAAGCACTTAATAGAGCAGCAGAAATATACTGACCTGCAAACTCTCCTGCATAAGTACTTGTAATAGATGTAGTTGTTGCCATTTTTTAATTATTATTTTTTAATGTTTGCAATTTTTGAAAATACTCTATCCATAGTAGTCATTTCTCTTTTTTGACCATATAGATTAATATTTACTTTTTGTTCCTTTTCAGGATTATGAGTGATTTTAGCTACAGGCTCTTCAGCAGATAATTCTACTTCTTCTTCTTTAACTTCCTCACTTAATTCTTCTTTTGGTTCTTCAACTTCTTCAGAAACTTCTTCAGACATTTCTTCTTTGTCTTTAATCATAGCCTTGATTTCTTCAATCATAGACTTAACCTCTGCAAGTTCTTCTTTAGTTGCGTATCCCATTTCTTCTTCTTCTGCAGCTTCTACTTCCTCTTCAGGTGCTTCTTCTGCTGCTCCTATAGATGCAATAATACCTTCCTCTTCAACTTTAAGCATTTCGCCATCTTCAAGGGTGTATTCGCCTACAGGTAGTGCTACTTTTTCATCTTCTGTTACAATGAATACTT